TATTAAGAATACTGAAAGTGGTAATTATAAATTTTACGAAATAGGTGAGCGCAGAAATGACTTACCAGATATTGCAAAACTATTCTTACATAAAGGAATATATTTTGTTTCATATAATGGAATTCATTATGATGCCCCAATCCTATCCTATTTGATTTTAAACTATAAAAGACTTATTTTAAAACCTGTTTGAGAAATTACTGCTGAAATTAAAGCATTTTCTGATAAAATTATTACTTCTGAAACATCTGCTTCTTGATCTCAGTATAAATATGCCAATCTATTTTTGCATTTAGACTTACTTGCAATGAAATGGTCTCAAAAATTAAGACCAAGTTTGAAAGCATTGCAAGTAACAATGGAATATCAAAATGTAGAGGAATATTCTGGTGATTTTGAGAAACCGTTACCTAAATCTGAGATTGAGAGCGTGAAGTTATACAATCAGAACGATGTTGATTCAACCGAAGAGCTCTTAAATCGTTCTAAAAAGGATATAGATCTTCGCCTTGCTATTGAGGATGAATATCATATATCTGCATTGAATAAGGATGGTGTAAATCTTGGAATGGAAATTATCAAAACAAGATATTTACAAGCAACAAATAAACAATGATTTCAAATAAAGGATTTAAGAAGTCCTTGTACAAATCTTTGTTTTGCAGATATAATATTTCCATTCATTTCTTTTAAAACTCTAACCCTACAAAATCTTTTAAAGGAACTAAAAGAATTATGTGTTGATCCAAATGATAATTCATTTGAAAAGCACTTTATTCTTGGAGGTGTAGAACACACTTTTGCTATGGGTGGGGTTCATAGTGTTAACGAACCTGAAAGATTTGAACCAGATGACGATGAAGAACTAGAGGACGTAGATGTGGATTCGATGTATCCGTCAATTATCGTATCTCAAGAATTATATCCTCAACATCTTGGACCAGAATTTACACAAGTATATGCAGGAATTCTGTTTGAACGATTAGAAGCCAAAAGAAATGGTAACAAACTAAAAAATGAAACTTTAAAATTATCTGTAAATGGACTCTCAGGTAATTTACAGAGTGAATATTCTTGATGTTATGATCCAAAAATGGCATTAACTATTCGCATTAATGGTCAATTAATGCTATTAATGCTTGCAGAAGGTCTTAGTGAACTAGGATGTCGCATCATTCAATCAAATACAGATGGAGTTTTCGTATTAATGAAAAAAGCAATACGAGATAAAGCACACGCTTGATGTGATGAATGATGTAAAATTACTGGATTAACACTTGCTACAGATCACTTTGAAAGATTTTATCAATATGCCATCAATGATTATATTGGTGTAAAAGAAGGTTGAAGTGAATCTCATGACCCAAAACTTATTAAAACTAAAGGAATGTTTATTCAGGAACCAGTAATGGGAAAAGGATTGGCCCCATTGATTATTCCTGAAGCATTAAATAAGTATTTTGTAGAAGGTATTCCACCTGAAGAAACTATTTATGGATGTAAGGATATAAAAAAGTTTTGTACATTTCAGAAAGTTGATAAGAAATTTGAAGTTTTCTATGGTGGCGAAAGAACAACACATATAAATAGATATTATATGTCTTTATATGGTAAACCAATTTATAAACAAAAAGTTGATGAATCTGGTGAACCGTATGGTTCTCAAACTGCATTGTGTGCTTCTTCACCTGTAACAATTTATAATAAGTTTGATGATATTCCAATTGAAAAAAGAGGAATAAATTATAACTATTATCTTTCAGAAGTCTATAAGATTATTGAAAAAATGGATAAGAAACAATTATCATTATGATAAATTTATTTCAAACACTAAAAAATTTAAAAGGGAATCACACAATTGGTGTAGAAATTGATAAGTTAGATTGATCAGAAATTGCAAACTATTCAGATGAAGAACTAACTCGTACAGTATATGTATGTGATGCAGATTCAACTGCATGGAAAAACGGATACATTGATGATCAAACTCCAGATTGATTAAATGATTTTATTAATGTACTTGATCCAGATTATTATTCACCAATGGAGTCTCTGTTTGAATTCTCTGATGCAGAAAAGTTAGTAATACTTATACGATTTGCTGATGAAATAAGAAATGGATAGAACAGAACGTCAAAAAATATGTCTTAAACGATGAATCCAGGCAGGTGGTAATGCAACAGTTGTCGCCGCTACTGGTTTTGGCAAGACAAGAATGGCCATAAATCTTATAGAAGCATTTGTTAAGCGTAATGAAAATTCTTCTTCATTAGTTATAGTGCCTACTCAAATTTTAAAAGATCAATGAATTGATCAATTAGAGGAAAGAGGATTGGAGAGTAATGCAAGAGTTGAAATTATTAATTCTGCAATAAAATTAAACTGAACTTGTGATCTTTTGGTTATAGATGAAGTTCATTTAGTGGCTTCTACTACTTTTTCTCAAATATTTCAGTGTGTTGATTATAAGAATTTACTTTGTTTAACAGGAACACTTGAAAGACTTGATGGTAAAGAAGTTCTTATCAAACAGTATGCTCCAGTATGTGATGAAATTGGATTGGATGAAGCAGAACAAAATGGATGAGTTGCACCACATAGAGAATATCTTGTTTTATTAGATGTAGATTTAACTGATTATAATACTTGAACAAAAGAGTTTAATCAATGTTTTGCATATTTTAACTTTGATTTTACTTTAATGATGGAATGTGCTACTAACATTATTAAATGTCGTGCTTATGCTAAAAAGATGGGGCTTGATGGTAATACTGTAATGGGTGTAGCACAAAAATGTAATCGTGCTATGAGAAAACGTAAAGAGTTTATTTACAATCATCCTAAAAAGATGGAAATTGCAAATAAAATCATTGCAGCAAGACAAGATAAAAAAGGCATTACGTTTTCATCTACAATTAAGCAAGCGGAATCTTTTGTAAATGGTTGAGTTATACATTCGAAAAAGAAACTTAAAGAAAATCAAGCAGCAATTGATGCATTTAATAATACTTCTAAAGGATTTCTTCATACTTCAAAAGCAGCTGATCAAGGTCTAGATTGCAAAGGAGTTAATCTTGAAATTATATTACATACAGATTCTTCTAAGATACGTAAAGTTCAACGTGTTGGAAGAGCTGTACGATTCGAAGAAGGAAAAACTTCAGAAATATTTACTTTAGTTTTACGTGGAACTCAAGAAGTCAACTGATTTAATAATTCTAATACATCTAGAGTTACTACAATTAACGAAGAACAATTGAATAAAGTTCTTGCAGGTGAAACTATTGAAACTCGTGAAAGAGAAAATATCGTAAATACAAAATTTAGATTTTAAAATGACACTTAGATTAACAGAAAATCAAGTACAAAATATATTAGATAAATTATCTAATCAGCAAGTAATTGATTTTCTAGCAAATGATGTTGAAAAAAGTGTGGATTGGATTTGTGATTTTATTAGAACCTATGTTGATTCAGAGATACTTCAAAATAAAATTAAACAGTCCTTCCCACCCATTCAGATGGAACTGTTTAACGATTAATGATCCTTTAAAGGAGAATAAATAAATGTAATGTTTGAGATGTGTTTAACTTAAACATTACTAAATTGGAAATAAACACAATATTAAATTTATTGATTACTTATGATTTAACGGCTGATGAACTTTTAGTAGTATATCTTACATTTCTGGCTCGAGATGAGGAAGGACATCCTGAATATTTCTCGAAATGATTTAGTAATGGAGGTGCAAGTAAACTAAGAGATATTTTCAATTCGTTAAAAAATAAGGGATTGATAAAAAAGGATTATAATCCAACTGAATATAATCCTAATGAAATTGATTTCAACAAAAATTTCCTAAAATCTTGAATAAAAAATTCAGGAGAATTAGGACAGGAACTATTTGAAGAGTATCCACCTTTTATGAGTTCTGGAGCAAAGTTATATCCGTTAAAGAATATTGCGAAAAAATATAATACATTAGATGAATTTTTCTTTGCTTATTCTTCAGCAATAAAACACAATCCAGAAACACATAAAGAGGTAATGAAACTTCTTAAATGAGGTAAAGAACATGGACAAATCACGTACTCTATAGTTGAATTCGTTGTGTCACACAAATGGGAAGAATTAAAGTATATTCGTGATAATGGTCTTGAATCTAATATAGCAAATGAAATATTAACCGATGACTAATGTTGATTTACTTTATCAGAAAATCGATAGAGGTAGAGAAGGCAAAAATATCGGTTTAAAGACAGGAATTCCTAAGATGGATTCATATACAGGAGGTATACAACCAGTTTACACTCTTATATATGGTGTTTCTGGTTGTGGCAAATCTGCCTATGCATTATATTCCTACATATATCGTCCATTAAAGGATTATCCTGATAAGAATATTAAGTTATGCTATTTTAGTTTGGAATTGTCCACTGAACTTTTACTTGCTAAACTTTTATGTCTTTATATTTTTGAAGAATTTGGAAGAATCATTCCATTTACAAAGTTGATGTCTTGAAGTAACATTCTTGACGATGATGATTATGATTATGTTATTAAGGCCAGAAAATGGCTAGAATCAATTGATTCAAGACTGATCATATACGACTCTGCTTTGACCTCAAAGTTCTTCTATTCAAAAGTAAAGGGCCTTTTAGAGGAAAATGGAAAATTTCACCCCTCACCGGATGGAAGACGAACTCTCTATACAAAAAATGATCCAGAACAGATAGTCATTGTTGTAGTAGATCATTTAAATCTTACTACTCCAATTGAAGGTCGTTCTAAAAAGGAGGAAATTGATTTGGTATCAAAATATGCAGTTACTCTCAGAAACCAATGTAATGTTTCATTTGTGATGCTCATGCAAGAGAATAGAAACTCATCAAGCATGGACAGAAGAAAAGCAGACTTAACAGAGTGCTCATCTGAGGATATTGCCGATACCTCAGCACCTTTTCAGGATAGTGAAATATGTATAGGTATTTATTATCCGCTCAAATTTAAGTTGAAAACTCACAAAGAGTTTCCAATAATAGTAGATGATAAAATGAGTGATTTTGAAGGTCTTCGTGGAAGATATAGAAGTTTACAATTAATCAAAAACAGACAAGGAGAATCTGAAAAAGCAGTTCCTGTAAATTTCTTTGGTGAAATTGGCTATTGGAACGAACTTCCAAAAGCAAGTGAGATTAAGGACTTTAGAAAATATCTTAGTCTCAATACAGCACTACAAGAAGAGGAAGAAGATGATTCTACAGTTGATAATTTAACTGGAGAAATTCAAAAACCTTTAACATTTAGTTTTTAATGGCGAATTTGATAGCTATTGTAGGTTCCAGTGGAACCGGAAAAAGTTCTAGTATAAGAAATCTAGATTCTACGCAAACGTTCATTGTTAATGTTGCGTCTAAACCGCTTCCTTTTAAAGGATGGCGTAGTAAATATTCTGTTTGAAACAAAGATAATCCAACTGGAAATTATATAAATACGAGTAATGTTCAGACCATTGGACAAATTCTAAATTATATTAATACCAAGAGACCTGAAATTAAGAACGTCATTATCGAGGATTCACAGTATCTCATGGGTTTCGAATATATGGATAGGGCTCAAGAGAAGGGATTCCAGAAGTTTACTGACATTGCTCAGAAATTTTATAGCGTTCTAAAGGCAGCTATTATGATGAGAGATGATTTGAATGTTATCTTAACTTGTCATAGTGAAAATATTGGTACTGCAGATGAACCTCAGCTTAAAATAAAGACATTGGGAAAAATGATCGATAACTCAATTACTGTAGAAGGTCTATTTACTTATGTCTTCTTCACTGATATTCGTAAAGGTGAAGATGATAAACCAGAATATGTATTTCAAACACATTCTGATGGTACTACTACTGCAAAGAGTCCAATGGGTTGTTTCGAGGAAGATTATATTCCTAACGATTTGGAATATGTTCTTGAAAAAATAGCTGAATACGATGCTTAAAATATCATTTGATTTTGATGAAAGTACTCAAAAAGTTAGCAATGTAAAAGTTGTTAACTCTAATTCTACAATAACAGCCAGCACAAAATCTTACGATCTGGGAGTTGAAGATAATAAATTGGTTCTTACTCCAAACGCAATTAGTCAATTAGGTGCTGTAGCCGGAGATAGAATTTCTATAAATTATTGAACCGTGGATAATGAGACTACTTATCCTATTATAAGTAAATCTGATGTATTCACGGATGGAGCTAATGGAAATAAGCTCTCGCAAAAGGGTACGATTTCATTTAAAGGTCAACAAAGAATCAGTCTATTAAAGTTTGGTTCTGCGTTTACATTCTCAGAATTTAAAGATAGAAGTGGAGAAGTCAAAGAAAACGTCTTTGTACTTACTCCTGTAGAAGATCAAGAAACACTAAAAATAAAAGAAGAAACTCTTGATGATGAAAAAGAACAGATTCAAGAAATTAATTCTACAAATAGTGCAATAGAAGATGAGATAACAGAAATGCTCGGGGATGATTATGATGCACTCCCCTTCTAATTTAATTGATTTAATATATTTTTAATATGGGAATGTTTGATTTAAGCGCTACCACTGGCGTTAAAGAGAGTGGAAAGTTTCTTCAGGCTGGTATTCATAATGCTAAATTTGTTAGTGTAGAACTTGGTGAAGTTCATTCACAAAATAAGAACCAGGATTATAAAACTATGAAACTCACTCTTGATGTTGATGGTTATGGTGAGTTTACTCATAATTTCTTTGAG